TTTAATGATCCTACTGACTGGATTAGTACAGGCAACTTTGCACTCAACTATCTTATCAGCGGTGACTTCCATAGAGGTGTTCCAATGGGTAAGGTTACAGTTTTTGCAGGAGAGTCTGGTGCAGGTAAATCATATATCTGTGCAGGTAACATTGTAAAAGCGGCACAAGATCAAGGCATCTTTGTAGTACTAATTGACTCAGAGAACGCACTTGACGAAAGCTGGTTACATGCTCTTGATGTTGATACCTCAGAAGAAAAACTATTAAAACTAAACATGAGTATGATTGATGACGTTGCTAAAACTATTAGTACGTTTATGATTGACTACAAAGCAATGGACGAAGAAGAACGTCCTAAGGTGTTGTTTGTTATTGATAGTTTAGGTATGTTACTAACACCTACAGACGTTGATCAATTTAACAAAGGTGATATGAAAGGTGATATGGGTCGTAAGCCTAAAGCACTAACTTCATTAGTCCGTAATACTGTTAACATGATTGGCTCACACAATGTAGGCTTAGTATGTACTAACCACACTTATGCATCACAGGATATGTTTGATCCAGATGATAAGATTAGTGGCGGTCAAGGCTTTATCTATGCATCAAGTATTGTTGTTGCAATGAAGAAGTTGAAACTAAAAGAAGACGAAGACGGCAATAAAATCAGTCAAGTAATGGGTATTAGAGCAGGTTGTAAAGTAATGAAGACTCGTTATGCAAAACCTTTTGAAGGTGTGCAAGTGAAGATTCCTTATGAAACAGGCATGAACCCTTATAGTGGTTTGCTTGAATTGTTTGAAGCAAAAGGCATTATTAAAAAGCAAGGCAATAGACTTGCATACACTACACTAGATGGTGAAGAAATTCTTGACTATCGTAAAAAGTGGATTGGCGAAAATCTCGATAAGGTTATGTCAGATTACCTAGTAAAAGAAACAACTATGGTAAATACCTCTGAAACACTCGACGCAGACAGCGAAGACGAAATACAACCTATCGAGGAACTAGCTACTAATGACTGAAGAACAGATTGCTGATATATGGACACTTTTTAAGGAATATCTTGACAAGAAGCATGTTGAGATGGCCGCGGAACGTTATGTTGACTTACTTGCAGATTACGGAGTATCAGATCACGTATTCCAAAGCACCTTTGGGGTAGACAATAAATTAGATGATGCCATCCGGTATTATCTAGAAATAGACGAAACAGATAGTGAACAAGATGATGATTGGGATTAAATAATGGGTTGGTATAGCGAAGTATCAAGAGACGTAAGTAAAATACCAGATGCAGTTGCACACTATGAGCATGAATTAACTGATGCTCGTGCAGAATGTAAATTGGTAGGTAACGTTGAAAGAGCGGCCGCTAGTATGCCAGGCATTGTTGAACACCGATTTAATCAACTTCAAGAAATTGAAGCAATATTACACTATCTAAATATTGAGCTACGCAGGTTGCGTAGTTCATACTTTAAGAAATATCTTGAAAATTATCAACGAGCTCTGTCTAGTCGCGATGTAGAAAAATACGTCGACGGCGAGGCAGATGTCGTTGACTACGAAAAGATTATTAATGAGTTTGCGCTAATGCGTAACAAATGGTTAGGAGTTCTCAAAGCACTTGACCAAAAGCAATGGCAAATTACTAACGTAGTTAAATTGCGTGTTGCAGGTATGGAAGATGCTAGTCTATAAATAATAACGGAGACTTATTATGAAAAGAATTGGCAGATTTCATTTACCAACCAGCGATATACTTTTTACAAAACATTGTATTAATAAAGAACACACACCATACGGTCATAATTTTCAAACAAAGTACATAGCTAAAATTGTTAAACTATCTGAGACGACAGGCAATGTAATTGATGCTGGTGCTAATGTAGGATTATTTGCTGTAGCGTTTGCCAAGAACTTTAATAAAGTTTTTGCATTTGAGCCTGTTCCATTAAACAATGAATGCTTAGTACGTAATGTTCACGGTTACGATAATATAGAGCTGTATGACTGTGCATTAGGTAGCAAGTCAGGCGAAGTAGAAATGATTGGTCGTTTGAACAATACCGGAACATTTAAAATTGCAGACAAACCTAAACCAAGAAAAGGTAACGAGATTTGCACTAATATACCAGTTAAACCGTTAGACGATTTTAGATTTAAAAATATTTCTTGTATTAAAATAGACTGTGAAGGATATGAAGCAGATGTATTAGAAGGTGCAAGAAACACTATTAGAAAATACAAACCGTTATTATGTATTGAGTTTATGCCTATTGACAAAGGTGGAGATCAAAGTGTCCACGATAGAACTAATAAAATTTTAAAGACACACGGTTATAAAATGATTTGGCAAGGACACAATGATGCTATCTTTTCTTGTTAGAAAATCTTTGTTGTTTAAGTTTTTTGCCCCAATAGTGTAAAAAATACTTTTCTAATACACTACCATCAAACCCACAATGATGTTTCTTTTCCGGATTATCACCATCATAATCATCATTAAGTAAATTACGCCAAGTATACTTTTTTAATATTTCTTCCAACACAGGTGCATCATATCTGTAAGGCAATGCTCTAAGCCGTTCTTTGTCAAGCCAGAATGATGTATACTCTGATAAAAATACACCAAGTGATTTGTGTTTCATATTGAATGCAACAAACCCACTATCAAGTCCTGTTCCGTCTTTACCAGGCTTCCGTACTGCACTTACTAGCTCATTACTATTTGGTAAAATTTCTAACAAATTAGGTTGTTTAGTAACTTCAACATCACCATCTATCCAGATAACATAGTCGTATTTCCAACCGTCTTCTAATGCTTGTACAATGCATCTACTTTTTCTATAAAACTTTTCTTCTGATGCACTAAACAGACTTGGTTTTTTCCATTTTTCAAACATTATTGACCTTGTTTTAAATGAAGGAATTTTAAAATCTTCATCAAGGTATACAATTTTATCTCCGATTAAATACTTCCAAGAAGGCAGTGTATAACCAGTTATTGTTGAAAAGTAGGATCTGCTTGTGCCGGTGGCATAAAGTATTCTCATAAATATATTTATATACGTAGTTTAAAGGATCACGATGAAACGAGAGAAATGGAGAAAATGTAGTCAAGCAGGACAGGATATGTTTGCTTCTGATTGCATTGGTATGGGCGGTACTTATATTGAAATAGGAGGTCACCTTCCAAGAAAGCGAAGTAACACATACAACTTAGAAGTGTTACAAAACTGGAAGGGATTTAGTATTGAATTTGATATGCAATATAAGTCAGAATGGGATAATTGTCCACAAAGAACAAATCCTATATACTGGGGCGATGCTATAAAGTTTAATTACAAAAATGCCCTTGAAGATTTAAATTTGCCTAAACATATTAATTATTTGTCAATAGATATTGAGCCTCCTGAAAATACATTTAAAGCATTACAAAAAGTAATTGGTGATGGCATTACATTTGATGTAATTACATTTGAGCATGATAGATATCAGTGTGAAGAAGACTATCATACTATTGCTTGCAATTACTTGATTCCATTAGGCTACAAAGTAGCTGTTAGAGATGTATGGCATAAAGTGCCAACTAGAATATTTGAAACTTGGTTTGTAAAAGAAGACATTCCCTTTGCTGAGGTAGACTACGACACATGGTTCCACAAGAGAAGATCTTAGAATTTCACTATAAAAAAGGCGATAATAATGTAGGGGATATGTATTGTAATCCTAGTCGTTATTTTAACTTTGCAAACGTTACTAGTGATTGTATTTCTAAATGTACAAAGTATGACCTAAATAATAAAACTATTATTGTAGGTGGTGGCGGACTTATTAGAAAATACTTTAACAAATACACAGCACACATAGATAAACAAAATTATAAAAATTTAATAGTTTGGGGCATTGGACATAACTTTAGTTTTAAAGAAAACTTTTGGTGGCCGGATTGGTTAACGCAATCTACACTGTACGGAGTTAGAGATTACTTTAGTAATAGGACAGCTGAATATTTGCCATGTGTTAGTTGTATGCACCCTGCATTTGATAAAACGTATACGGCAACTAAAGACACTGTATTTTTCTTACACAGAACGCGGTCGGCTGATACTTATCCTGAAAGTGATACTGTTATGCATAATACTAATACAAACTTTGACGAAGTTATAGAATTTTTAGGATCTGGTAAGACTATTGTAACAGACAGTTATCATGGCGCTTATTGGGGATTGTTATTAAACAGAGATGTTCGTGTAGTTAGTTGGACTACTAAGTTTCAAAACTTTAAAAATAAACCTACTATTATTGATTCTGTTGATAACTGGAAAAATTATAAAGGTGATCGGCATGTTAGTGGATATTTAGAAGATTGTAGATCTTTAAATAGAGAGTTTTATAAAAGGGTAAAATCTTTACTAAAATAATCTAACATAATTTGTTTACATTCTTTATCGTAATAACTAGGCCAGGCTTGACGTTCTGTAGTGTTCACTGTAGGCAAGTTAGTGTTAGTTTTAAACAGTTGTTTAAAATCATTATTTAAATTGTGAAAACGTAATACAATATCAACATCATTTGCCCAACTGTATTGTGACGTTATGTTAATTCCATATTCTAACAAATAACATTTAAATCCTTTATCTAGTATAGACTGTTTTTTAATAAGAAGTTCTTTGTTGTGAGTCTCTTTCTCAAGATTAAGTTTATGTATACTGCCTAACTTTGCTATGTATCTTGGTGTAAGTTTACGTTCGTATTCAAACCAACTAACCATCCAATCATATGGATTGCGTACTACACAAAATGTTTTGCCAACATTAACAAAGTGTTCCTTAGTCTGACTAACGTTCCAATGTACTGATTTTTTAGGATATACGCATTTGTTATTTTTTAATAACCAATCTTGTATACTAGAGCCGCCTGTCTTTGGAATATGAATAAAGGTCAAGTTATGCTCAGGAATATGTATAGCCATACTGCTATTTAATTAAATATACTTATGAACGTTGTATTAGTAACAGGTGGCTTTGATCCACTACACTCAGGGCATCTAGCCTATTTCAAAGAAGCAAAGAAGCTCGGCGACAAACTTATTGTCGGCGTGAATAGTGACGAATGGTTAACACGTAAAAAAGGTAGGCCCTTTATGCCCTTTACAGAACGTATTGCACTTATACAAGAAATGGAAATTGTAGATAAAGTAATTGGATTTGACGACAGCGACGATAGTGCTTGTCATGCAATTTTTCATACGCTAAGTACACATGGAGACATCAAAGTAATCTTTGCTAACGGTGGAGATAGAACTAACACAACAACACCGGAGTATGCTACATATGGTGATATGCCTAATGTAGAATTTGCATTTGGCGTAGGTGGCGAAGATAAAAAGAATTCAAGTAGCTGGATACTAGACGAGTGGAAGGCACCAAAGACTGAGCGTACATGGGGGTACTACAGAGTGATACACGAATATGATGAACATACTAAAGTAAAGGAATTAGCAGTGCCACCAGGTGGTAAGCTATCGATGCAACGTCATAAAGAACGTTCAGAACATTGGTTTGTTGCAGAAGGAACAGCAACAGTATATACTATTAACACACGTAGTACTGATGTAGAAACATTAGGT